AGTAATGTATGAGAGCAAGCAAGATCTCAAGCACGAATGCCTTCAGTTCTTGTATACTGCTGTTGATAAGTTCAACGCCGAGAAGGGCAGCAAAGCTTTCTCCTATTTCAACGTAGTAGCAAAGAACTGGCTTACTATTAAAAGTAAGCAAAATATGAAAAGGGCACAGAGCTATATCTCAATTGATGATCGTGAAAATCTTTCAAAAGAAGATTTGGAACAAATTGAGACGCATCAATTTCATCCTGGATTTGAAGACGTATACGTAACCGTAAATACTCACGAATATTTGATAAAGCTCGTCGCCGCAATAGAAGACAAGACAAAGACTGAAAATGAAAAAATGGTAGTTAATGCTATCAAAGTTTTGGTCAATAATCTTGAAGACGTTGATCTTTTAAGTAAAAGAGCGATACTACTCTATGTAAGGGAACTCACAACTTTAAGTTCAAAACAGTTGTCAATTGTATTGAGTTCTCTTAAGAGGCATTATCGTGACGTAAAAAATGGTGACGACTTTAGTATTTGATTAACATTATATTTGTTATATAAATAAGTAAGAAACATTGATATATTTAGGGGTATGGCAAAGAAAAAAACACCAGTATATCAACCAGCAGCACCTTCATTTCAAGCACAGACTCCACCAGAAGAGCCAGATATAACAGGAATGGAAGTTGGTTTTCGTCGTCCAAATATAGATGATCTGGACGAGAAGATTAATAAACAACTTCATGACTTTTCTGCGCTTCTAAACCAAATATCGTCTGTAGAAGATAAGCAGAAGGCGCTCTGGAAGCAAATATATGAAAATGCGGTCCAAGACCGTAAGAACGCTTATATTATGTGGATAGACCTTTACGGATATGTCCACGCCAACCCTAATGAGCACGCCATACATGGTCAGAACTTGTCTCGTTACATGGAAAGAATGAGCAAGGCAAATGATCAAATTCTCAAGCTTACAGAGCTAGTTTCTAAAGCCAGCGAAGAGGATTTGGATGAAATGATGAGTGAAGAAGATATTTATGATAAAATCCAACAAACAACCGGTTTGAAACAATGATTTTATCAAAACATCAACAAATCTTAGAAAAAATAAAAAAAGTAATTCGTCCAATGGTTTTAGAACAGATGGATGAAGGTGGTCTTGGTGGTCATATGGCACATTTGCATGAGGACCAAGGCTTAACCTTTGGCGAACTTAAAGCTATATTCATCCAAGCTAGTAAAGGAAAACTGGAAAGTGTTACCGAAAAGCTTGATGGACAAAATACGTTCTTTACTTTCAGTCCAACAGAAGGTTTAAGATTTGCCCGCAATACTGCTCATATTAAAACTGGTGGCATCGGCGCAGAAGAAATAGAAAGCCGCTGGGCAGATAAACCTGCGGTTGCTGCTGCATTTGGAAAAGCTTATAAAGTATTATCTGCTGCGATTGCTTCCTTAAGCGAAGCAGATAGAAAAAAAATATTCAATAATAGCAACATTTGGTACTCAGCCGAAATCGTTGGAACATTAAATCCAAACGTAATCAACTATGATCAAGATGCTGTTGTATTCCATGAGAGTGGAACTGTGTATGATGAAAATGGTGAGCCGTTAAACATTGATACAAGTTCGAACTTTGCCAAGCTTGTAAGCTCAGTTAATAGAATGCAAGCTGCAATAAAAGATAGCGGCTGGAAAGTTATGGGACCAGTCATGGTTCCACTACAGAAGCTTTCTAATAATGAACCATTAGAGGTTGCTGTGGCATCTCTTGATCAAATTATGAATCGTTATAGTATGACCAATGACAATACTCTTGGTGACATGTTTGAAGAATATGTTGCCTCAGATGTTCTTAAAGATATCGTAGCAGATGATGATACCAAACAATACGTTGCAGAATTAGTTTCAGATTTTGACAACACTCTAACAAGCAAAAAGCCAATATTGGCAGACTTAGTTAGTGAAGGCTTGATTCAAAATGAAGATTTAAAAACCATTGGTTCTGTTATTAAAGATGGTCCAAGACTTTATACTGCCCTTGTTGAGCCGATTAGAGAAGTAGTTAGAGAGTTTGCTGTTGAAGTCCTAAAGGCTGTTCAAAGCTATCTTGTTATTAATCCAAATAAAGAAGTTCAACGTCTACGTGGAGAAGTTGAAAAGGCTATTTCAGCAATAGAAAAAACCGGAACAGAACGTTCAAATGAAGTTTTGCAAAAAGAGCTTGGTCGTTTGCGTAACATGGACAACATCACCAGCTCAATGGAAGGCGTAGCTTTCAAATATAATGGAAAGCTATATAAGCTTACAGGGGCTTTTGCTCCAGTCAATCAAATACTTGGAATAGCAAAATACGGTCGTTAATATAACCAGTTATTTATTCATTCCATAGAATTTGTTTTAGCTTATATCTATACAGTATGAGATTAGGAACAAATATAGCCAGACTATTAACTGGCGGTGGTAGCTTAAATCTACGTAGTGAAGCTATCAGAGCAACAATGACAAATGCTGAGATGCCTACTTTATTGAAGGCGGTAGTTTTGGATGTTGTAACTGATGCAGCTTCATTAGATTTTGACTACATTGATAGAGTAAGTGCTGTTGTTAACAATCCAGAATTTGTTCCTTTGATGACGCCAAATTCTATTGTTGCCAGAATAGTTTCAAACAATGAGGGAACTAGTATCAACAATACCATGGTATTTTTCCCTTTGTTTTCTTCGCATTTCATGTTGCCAATTAGTCCTGGGGAACAAGTTTATATAATGTATGAAGACTTGGCAGGAACTGGGAATAAGTTAGGCTATTGGATTGATCGTATACCAGGTTTCTCAACGTTTGAAGATCCAAATTATACACATTATGACCGGCGCTTTGATCCCAGCGGCAATCCATTAAATTATAGCACAAAAGATTTAGCGAATCGTCCGACCGATTCTATTCCGGAAACGTTTCAAAATGGTGGAGGTACGCCACTAACATATACTATTAGAAATACCGAAGAACAAAGAGAGAATACGGACAACAATCTTTCTGATTCTGGCAATCCAAATAAAATAGGAAGTAACGGTCCTGACAATAACGTTTATAATAACATATTTGATAAAGCATTTGCCACTCCGTTGATAACGCCAGAACCGGTTCCAAGATGGAAAAAACGTCCTCAAGAACTAGTTCTTCAGGGAACAAATAACGCTCTTATAGTTTTAGGAGAAGACAGAAACGGTCCCATTTCTGGAGCATTAGTTGACCCTCCTTTGGATATCGCAAAAAGCGGCAGAAGCCCAAGATACGCCGGGGCAATTGATTTGGTCGTCGGACGAGGAAGATATTTTCCAGCAGTTGGAGAAAATCCAAGAACTGGGACCGCTGCAAATCCTCCAGGTGAACTTTCCACGGCGCCATTAGTTGTAGATAATACACGTGGATTTTTAGAAACAGACAAGAATCCTTTCCGAACCAGCAGAGAGAATATTGCAAATCCAAATGAAGGCAATCCAAGCCCAATATATGACGCTGCTCGTATATATGTTGTGCAACAAAGCCGAGTTGATGAAAACTACAAACTAATACCAAGCGACAATGGAGGCATTGAATATCCGGAAGGAACTATTCCAAATGAGCAACCTCCAGAGAATGGATATGTTGGTAGAAGTTATGTAGTGGCAAAAGCAGATCATCTTCGTTTTATTGCCAGAAGAGAGCCACAAACTGGTGATGAAGAAAATATACCCGGTACCGTACTCATAATGCGGGAAGGAAATAAGAACACATATACTCCAACAGACGGAGTAGATCCAGAGAGTGACCCAGATGGAAACTTAGCTTACATTTATATGGATAAGCTGGGCAGAATTCAAGTAGAAGCAAACAGAATATATCTTGGTCAAGCCACAGGAGAAGCACAGCCATATATCAGATATGCAGCTTACGAGAATACAATTAAAAAGCTTCAAGGCGAGATAGATGATTTAAGGCAGTTTATAAAGAATTTTCACGATACAGTTAAAAGCGGTTTTCAATCAGCTTCTACTACGCCAACAGCTCCATATTCACCAATAACTAGTTTAGTGGCTTCATATGCCCAAATATCAACACAAACAGTACCTTCGGCACCAAATGTAGAGATTGAGAAAGCCAAATCAAAGAAGATTTTTGGAGAATGATATGTCAAAGGCAAGATTAAAAGAAGCAATAAAACAAGCTTTTGTAAAGCAGCAAAATCCGACTTCAACAGATTCTGCTTTGGAAAGCGTCTCAGACGACATATCACAAGCAATATATGAACATGTTATTGAGGAACTTGAGCAGTTAAAACAAAAGCTATTAGATCCTGGTGCGTTTACTTCTGTACCGGTAGAGTCAACAGAGGGTGGTTCGCCAACAAACTCTGTTACCCCAGGAACTATAACAACTTATAAGCCCGGTATTTCATAGTTCTTAATATTTAAAACAGTATGGCAATATTATCTTTCAAAGACGTTGGATTTTTATCTAACCAAAATAGTCCTGCAACCAATGCGGGCAACAATATATTGCCAATTGGATTTAAAACTCCTTTAGAGACTGACGACGGCAGCTCTATATTTAAAATGCACTATGAACTAACTGATCAAATAACTGACAATCTTAGAAATCTAATATTAACAAACCACGGAGAGCGTTTAGCATTTTATGATTTTGGCGCAAACATTAGACCTCTTCTTACAGACTTCAGTAACAAAGACAATTTTGACGCCGAGGCAATGACAAGAATAAAAAAAGCTGTAACCAAGTTCATGCCCTTTGTTGAACTGATAGGATTTGAATCAAAAATAGATCGTTTGGAAAACGTTTATACCGGTATCATAAAAATATTAATAATTTATAAGTCACAACTGGCAAATATTGGAGAAACCGGATTAGAAGTAACATTATTTATAACCTGATATTATGGCAACAGATACAAAAAAACAAGTTCTTAAGCAAATCAGACAGCGGCGATATCTTAACAAAGATTTTGACGGCTTACGTAATGATTTATTAGATTATGCAAGAACTTATTTCCCAGATAGAATTCAAGATTTTTCTGAATCCAGCTTGGGCGGCTTGTTGCTAGATATGGCAGCTTATGTTGGAGACGTACAAAGCTTTTACCTAGACCATCAGTTTTTTGAAAATTTTCCAGAAAGCGCAATTGAAAACAACAACATAGAAAGACATTTAAGAAAGGCTGGAGTGCCTATCGTTGGAGCAGCGCCAGCGGTTGTTGCCGTAACTTTCTTTATTAGAATTCCTTCTTTACCAAACGGAACTGCTCCGGATCCTACCGCTTTGCCTATTATTAAAAAGGGCACAGTCGTTAGATCAGGTAATTCTACAGAGTTTGAACTGATAGAAGACGTAGACTTTACAAAAACAAAATTTGATGGAAGCCTACAAGCAACGGTAAACGTTGGTATTACTAACCAAAACAATGTGCCACAGAACTTCATTCTTACATTAGATGGTCTATGCATATCCGGTAAAACAACTACTGAGACATTCACAATAGGCAGCTTTATCCCATATCGTTCAATCAGCCTTCAAAATCCAAACGTTACAGAGATTGTTAACGTTGTTGATGGTCTTGGTAACACGTATTATGAGGTTGATTATCTTACTCAAGATACCGTATATAAAGGAGTTGCTAATGTAGCATATGACTCTCAATCGGTGTCTGAGAATATCGTTCCAGTTCCAGCACCATACAGATTTGTAAAAAACACTTCTTTACAAACAAGATTGACCAGTTTAACATTTGGTGGTGGCTCGGCAGATAGCTTAAACGATGATGCTATTCCAGATCCAAGTGAATTTGCTTTGCCTCTTTATGGCAAAACTACTTTTTCTAAGTTTTCTATAAATCCAGGCAATCTTTTGAGAAGCTCTACTCTTGGAACAACAGCTCAAAATACCACATTAAGCATAACATATCGTTTTGGCGGGGGACTAAGCAATAACGTAGAAGCAGCAACTATAAATTTCGTGACCAACTTGGTTATGATTTTTCCTAAGAATCCAAGTCCTTCTGTAAGTGCTTTCGTAAGAAACTCCATAGACGTAACCAATAGATATTCTGCTTCTGGTGGTGATGAAGCTCCAACTATTGATGAACTGAAGGCAAAGATTCCGGCATATACAGCAACACAAAACCGCATTGTCACCAAAGAAGATCTTATTGCCAGAGTATATACTTTGCCATCAAACTTTGGTCGTGTATTTAGAGCCGCTATCAGATCAAACCCAAATAATCCTTTGGCTTCTCAATTGTTTGTTATCTGTAGAAATACGCAGAATCAACTGGTTTACGCTTCTGATACTTTGAAAAAGAATCTATCTACGTATCTTAATGAATATCGCCTAATATCCGATGCGATAGATATATTGGACGTAAAAGTAATCAATATAAATATCAAGTTTTCAATAGTTGTTGATCCTACTCAGAATAAAGAGTTGGTTTTACGCAACGTGTTAAATAATGTTAAGAATTACTTCAGTATTAAGAACTTTGATATTGAACAACCTCTAATACAAAATGAGATTCAAAATATTATTTTCAATACTCTTGGCGTAACTTCTGTTGTTGGTTTAGAAATAGGAAATGTTTATAACACTGTAAACAATAGAACTTATTCAAGTCAAATATATGACATAAAAGGAAACACATACAGAGGCATAGTATTCGGTCCACCAGGTTCAATGTTTGAGCTTAGATATCCAGAGTATGACATTGTAGGAACAGCAGTATAAGGTTGATTTATGTACAGAATATTATCAGCAAGCAAAGACACATATATAACCAACAAATATATTGCTGGTCAACGTTGCACTACCTCTAACGTAGGACAAGCTGCTACTCTTGACTTGTTCAAACTATATGACGAAACAACTGTGTTGAGCGGAACCACTCCAGTTTCTGGGGTCATAGAGCTAACAAGATTATTGCTCCAATTTGATTATGAACCATTACAACAAATAACATCTTCATTTCTCAATATTGATGACCCAAGCTTCAAAGCATATCTGTCTCTTAAAGATGTCTACGGCGGTCAAACTACCCCTTCAAACTTTTCTATAAGGCTTATACCGCTCTCACAAAGCTGGGACGAAGGAAGGGGCTTTGATGTTGTTGCATTCCGTGATTTAGATACAGCAAATTTCCTTACTGCATCTACTATAACGGGTACTCCAAATGTTTGGTTTCTATCCGGCGCAGCAGAGTCTGGTTCTCTTGGGACTGCTAATATTGATATCATAGTTTCTGGTAATCTTGGAGCAGGAGCACAGGATTTAACCGTAACTCAACAGTTTGCTCGTGGTGATGAAAATCTAATGATGGACGTTACTACTCTTGTTAGTGCAGCTATAGCAGGTCAAATAGACAACTATGGCTGGAGACTATCTTTTGTTGATGCACAAGAACAAGATAATATTACCCGTTTCGTTAAAAGATTTGGTTCACGTCAAGCTAATAACGCCGACCTTCATCCACAACTGGTAATCAAATATAATGATCAGCTAAGGGATGATATGGGAGAAACCCTGTTCAACGTATCCCAAAGTTTGTTCACCTTTAATCGTATTAATGGAGGATACCAAAACTACTTCTCCGGAAGCACAGAGATTACTGGGGCAGATAGTTTATTATTAAACCTATATGGAGCCAAGTATTTAACTTATTATACTTCTAGCTTCTCTCTATCTCATAGCGCCAGCATTACTCACTTAACACGCAGTCTTTATTCTATAACCCAGAGTTTCAATGGTAGCCAGTATACTATTGGTAGCGTTCCACAAACCGGTATTTACTATGCCGATGTTAACTTTAATACTTTTGATAATACAACCCTAAAAGACTTTCTTACCGGGTCTACATCACAAGAGTTTACTTATGCATGGACCAGCCTTGATGGCACTTTAACATATGCCTCTGGCAAGACCCTCTATAAGCTCCCACAAGGCTCTATAAGCAACGTTGAGGAGAAGAACTGGGTAGTCAACATA